AGTTCCTTTGTGTGTTGAATGTCAACGTAGTTATATAGAAGTGGATGTGGCTGGCTTTTAAGCCACGTCTTAAAAGCTTGGACAAAGTAGCGTGGATACTCGTAGATCTTGTTGGTTTTCTGCATCCACGCATTACCCTCCTTGTTCACGCCAAAGAGTCCCATTGGCTTGTCATCAGGCGCCAATGCCACATAGGTGGTATAGGTTTTGAAATCACGAAACAACTGAAGCGCAGGATTTATTTCTGCTCGTTGCATCTCGTGGACTGCTGGTTCAATCAGATTGTTCGCTACTGCAACAACATCTTCAATTGTTGCTTTCCTGATCACACAGCCGGATCGGGACTCTTTAGACATACTATCTTCGGGTGTAGAAGTTCGTGTTGTACTTGCCTTCCCATTGCATACTGCTGAGAGTTACGGGGAAAGGAGTATCACCAATAATGCGGATACGAAGGTTTTTGTTTCGCTGATGAATAGGTACAACGTGAGTGGCTGATGCCGAAAGGTTCACGTTGTTCAAAGCGTATTGAGCAGGTAACGTTACGTTGATTACGTTGTCCCACTCATCCAAGCCCGTAATGTTGACTTTGTACGTGATTGGACCGCTTAAGCCCGTCTCAATCTTCAGTCGATGCACAATGCAGCTAGAAGTCGTATCCGCCTTCCACTGCCTGCCATCGGATGACCCTGGATAGATCTTGGGAATCTCCACGGTCATGTCGTACAAGTAGCCAAGAATCAAATCTCGGCCTCTGTAGTCGCCCTCTAGGACCACGTAGTAAGCCCCTGAGGTGACTTGTACGGTTGGATAAAGGATTGCCCCTACCGTCTGACTGGAGACCGTTGGAGAGGCTCCTATGTACCCACCAAGAGCAATTACGGAAAGGGTCTTGCCAGTGACGTGGTTAAACGGTAAGTAAACAGTTGTTTGATCAGTACCTGAGTCGTAGGTTCGATATGGGTTGATGTTGAAGAAGTCAAGACACACATCGGTACGCTCTCCAGTTGGAAGTGTCAGATAGCCTTGCTCACTGGCTTGCGTAAGGTCAAAAGACGATACCAGTACTTTTGTTCCGTTAGAGACCACAGCGTAGAACGTGCTGATGTCAAAGAATTGATCTAGCAGATTGCCTGTCATCTCCCACTTGTACCAAGTGCTTTGTACACGCTCTTCTTCAGAGTCGTAGAACTTGTACTGGTACAGCGTGTTTGTTCCTTGTTCCCCAATCGAGATCATCGACAATGCAGGGCTTGCAATCATCGAATCAACGCTTGACGGGATCAGCTCAGATACCGTTGTGGTTACTGCTGCCTGTACTGGCGGCATATCAGACCTAATACGACCCAGTTGGAACACACGGGTGTACAGGTTGGTCTTTGACAGGAAAGCAAGAGATGTACCAAGGTTTACCGACTCAACCTCTGAATCTGCTTCGTACTTAGACAGCGAGTTGAGGTTGGCAGTTTTTGGGCTCAGGATGTCTGTAGCCTCAGTGCTCAACAGGAACTGTTCATTCTGTCCAAACAGGACAAGACCTGTGTTGGAGTTTTGAACGTAGTTGAGTGTGACTGGTTTGGTGGACGTTGCGGTAATGTCAATCGGATCATCATCCGTTACCACCTGTGCAGTTGTAGCAAAGAAGTTGAAGTAATCACCTGCCTTACTCAGTACCACCGACTCCTCTGACAAGAAGCCAAGGCGGTTTCTGTAGAAGAAGATATTCCGAATCGTTGATCCGATAAAGCTTGGATCAGGGTTAGTAGTGAGATCACCCACCACTCGGTCTTCCCACGCAATTGGTTCAAACTTAAATGAGCCATCAGACTGACGGACCAGCTGATGAGGCATTGTCAGCTCATCAAGTTCATACGTGATGCCTGGAGCGTTCGCTTCCTCCCACACACCAGGACCGTAGGTCTGACTGTTAGTGGTGTTGAACTCAACCCACATGTCATCTACTTCAATGTCAGCAGTGTTGACGACCTTTACCTTGTAGCCGTCTTTGCACTGGATCGGGAGTTTGCCAATTGATCCGATCTGATCCTGGAAGACATACAAGCCTTCCTCTGCAGCAGAACCCTTTGTGGTAACAGTGAACGCACTGGCATGAGTGATGTAAATACCAGGACCAACAGACACAGCCGTAAACCCAGCAGAGCCATTAATTGCTGTGGCCAATGCCGTAGCAATTGTTCCCGAGTCGGTTACCCCACCCGTCACATCTTGAGGGGTTGTGGTTGTGTAGTTAGTACCGTTCAGCGTTACGGTGTAGTTAGCGTTATATGCAACAATGCTGATGACTACAAATGCTTGCTTGGGAAGAGCAGCGGTAGTTGCCGCCTTCATCGCAGGCACCTTTGCCTTGTTCAATACAAACGTGTAATCATTCAGTGTCAGAAGTTCAATGTCATCAGGAGTTGCATCCTTCAGATAAGCATTGCTTGGGACAGTGGTAATGTTGCAGTTGCTGACAGCAGTGTCATAGAGTCCCTTCTTTGTGGCCTCATCAGAAACGGCGTTGTTGTAGTTGGTCTGAGCCGTGTTCATTGCGGACAAGGCGGTCGCAAGTTGACCAGCCGTGAAAGCAGCCGCTACCGTTTGAACCAACTCATAAACTTTGAAGCCTTGCTGGTCCAGCCACGGATATTCATCTGTACGTTCCGTGCCTTGACTGTATCCTGCAGGATACGTAATGGTTCCAGTCCCACTGCCCAGAACAGTACCTGCTGACTTAATAAAGTACTGGTTTGTGGCAGTGTTAAGGATTACACCAGACCTAACGCTTTGAACGTAGTCATTTGTATACGTGGTATCAATATCAAACAGCAACTGTTGCGTGCTGTTTTGACCTTCTAGCCTTTCAGCGTATGTAGCTTGTGCTGTGTTTAGTTCAGCAAGCCTTGTTTGCCTTAGGGCTACAGCAGCGTTGTAATCGGTCACCCTCGTCTTCAGCGTGGCCAGGTTGCACGTTCCCGGTACTCCGGTATTGGTGTGCATGTCCACGGCCCTTACAGAGCCGTCTAGAAGGCTCCAGACGCGAAATTTGTTGTCACTGTATTGAGCGACATACTTCTCCTCGTCATCCCTCAGAATCGAAAACCAACGGCCTGAGGTGTTAGCACCGTACAGCTCAGCAACAAAGCTACCACCAGGTCTCTTCAAAAGACCAAGTGCATAGTCAGGATATGTGTTGATGCTATCGACTAACTGACCAGGATATTTAAGGTAGTCAGGTTGCTGAGAGATCCCACCTAAGAAGTTGGGAATCCGTTGGGTTATCGTACTCATCTAGTTAGAGCGTGGTATGGTTGATAACTGGTGTAAGTTCCTTGTCCATCTCGCCAACCAAAGATCGAGTAATCTCCTTGGTTGCAATCGTATTCAAGAGCAGCTGCTCGGGTGTACAGCTCTTGCTCTTGCAGCAGTGAGTAGATCTCTTTATCCCCTACCAGCTTCACGGCAACAAGCCGTGCAGCACGAGCAGTGATGTAGACCTGAATAGGAGGGGGTACGTCTTCGTATGCAAAGAACCAAGTGACATCACACTTGATTGGATCTGACCATACGTAGGTGTGTTCAAGACGGTCGTACAACTTTCCATCTCTACGGACTGGATCGTATGTATTACCGTGATCGTCAACAGTAGTATCGAGTGCGATTACATTGCTTGGATAAACAATGTGACCTGTGTTTGTATCTGGGGTAAATTCATACCCACGTTCAGTGTTGAACAGCCAGCCCTCTGATTGCACTTGGCGATTCACTTCTCTCAGGGTGTTGAGGACAATCGATACTTCGGGGTTTTGCAGATCTAGCGTAGTGACAGGAGCCTGTCCTACTGAGCTAAGTATTTGATTGACAGCATCCAGTTCGGTGGACGCAGCATAAGTAGCAGGCATCTCTATCAGTTAGATAATAAAAAAAAGGGACTCCGAAGAGTCCCCGTATTGATCACAAAGAATCAGAAAGCAGAAGGAGCGGTAGCGCCCACATACAGCTCAACAGCGCAGGCGGGGTTCAGGTAGTCGGCGCCCATGGCCAGACGGCCAAGGATCACGTCGCCCTGATAGATCACCGACACGTCGCCGCTGGTCACTTGCACTTGAGGACCAATGGCCTCAACCACACCAGCAGCTTCACGCTGGAAGATCAGACCGC